CAGAAAGTGAAGACCTGTCATAAGTTCTTTGGAACAAGACACCATAGAGGGTGAAAGTCCCGTCTTTGGATAGGTCTGAGCAATATGAGACGTTTCTAAGAGTCGAGAAAATAATTGTTTGGCGCTCGTCATAGGCGAATTCTCTCCTATAAAACTGAGCAATGATTTATCATTGCCTTGTGGTAACGCTTCAGTAAAACAGGAGGAGGCCTATGGGGGGGTTTCTTGTGCAGTTGGTAAGACGCAAGAGACTATAATTATATCTAGTGGGACATCCCTGGGCTATGACACCGTGGGGCCACTTACAATCATTGATTATGCTAATAAAGCTAATGATTTTTATGATAATCTGTTTTTAAATAGATTTAAAAATTTGAAAGTTGAGAATACTTCGATTGAAGTAGGGTCATTGCCTGACATGACCTTTGAATGTGGAAAGTTATCACTAGTAACTTCACAATTTTATAATCTGAGAAATTGGAAAAAGTTTTTAATGGAACTTGAAGATTATGAGAATATCGATTCATATAGTTTATATGAATTTTTGATATTGTTGAAGAATAAGGGAATTACTAAAAAATATCTTTATGAATTCACCAATGGTGGGTTTTTCTACTTAACAATTAGGAAACAGAATAATGTCGTTGAGAATGAATTGTTGAGGAACGTCTATGTTGATAAAGATGGAAAGTTAAAGTTCACTAATATTAAGTTTAACAATATTTATTTATTTGGTAAACATAAAAAGAGACCTGGTGGAAAATTGATTTATGTGTGTTATGATAATTTGTATGTTTGGTTTGAGGAATTTTGGTCTCGTGAATATATATGGTCTCTTGTTGAGGGTGGATGTTGGAGGATATTCAAAAAAGGTACTTGGTATTATGCTGTTAGTGAAGCTGCCATGGACAGTTTAGTTAGTGATGAAGACATAGACATCACAAACCTTAAAGTTGCACCTCAAATTTTTGATGTTAGTACTTCGGAGGATTACAGTTTAGAGGAGGATGGGATTGAAAAGCCAGTACCTAAATTTTTACTATTTAGACCGGATCTTTATTGCACTGAATGTAATTGTGCAGGACACAATCTGAATGATTGTTTTGTCAAATTGGCTAGTGACCAAATGAATGAAGTCAAGGATTACTGTAGAAGTGGAAATAAGAAATATAAAGTTAAAGATAATTCTTGGGAAGATAAAAAAGAAAAACCTAAAAATTTGAAGGTGTCCGGAAGTCAAAAGTCAAATACGAGACAGAATAAAAATGCCACCTTAATAGAATATGCCAAGAAAAATACTTATGAACGAACCGATCCAACAAAATTGTCTAAATCAGACCCAGGATTTTTGCAGGTAAAGGCAGACACAGATCTATCCAATAATCCGAATATCATTGATGACCTGGGACTTAAAGGAGCTCTTGATAATCCAGATCAAGACATGTACAATACCACTAGAGACAGACTACTTGTTATTATTGGACAATTACCTGAAGTTAGAAACTTTAAGCTCAACAGAGCTATTACAATGCCACTATTTGCTTTGACGAATCTATTGACTGTGCAATTAACAGGAAATCTTCTACCCACGAATTTTGATTTCATGCATACTCGTTTTTATGATTTTAATAAATTACTGGGTGTTGCTGGATTTGCGTCTAGATTTGGTTTTTCTCTGCTCGGAGCAGCTAAGCAGGCGGACTGGTTGGAAAGTCAATTTAAAGAAGTGCAGACCTGGCGAGCAGTTAAAATAAATGAAAACATCAGATTCGATGGTAGACCAGACGGACTCAGAACGAATGAACTTAAACATACTAATACTCGTGAAATCACATATGCAGTCACTACTGAATTAATACCAACCTCACCAATTGCCAAGGGTGTTTTGTGGATTAATAAGAAATTTAAGAAGTATTTGCCAAGATTATTTAATTTAATTGGATTTGATACTGTAAAAGATTTAGGACTCAAAAATGCATCCATGGAAATTCTTAGCAATTTGGTTACTCCAAGTGTAGCACCATTAACAATGCCATTCAAAGATGTAGAGAGTAGGATACATAGAGCTGTTAATTCAAATATGTCAGTTAATTATGATAAAGACGCTGAGATAAACGGAAATCCAATAATTATGAATACTTGCAAGCTGGCAACTGTATTACATGGTCGATCACGTACGGAAGATATCACACCACCAACGAAGAAGAAGTTGCTTAGAAATGTTATTCGTGGATATAGAATTGGAGAGCTTGAGGGATTACCTAATATGAATGGAGTTGAACTGGGAGAGAATATTTTCTTTTCCTCATCCAAGGAAGTGCCTGGATTTATGAGACCAGTACTTGCAGCCAATTTGTTAATGAAGGTTAACTATAAAATGCCGCAGCCAGACACGGAAGATCCAAAAACAACTAAAGCGGGATTAATGAAACGCATTTGTCCCAAGATGCCTGCATTTGATCGGGAAAGGTTAAACAAATTGAGAGTATTTGCTAAAGCATTGATGAGAGAATTATTCCAGCCGATATCTCCAGACGCTGATAGATCAGTGGAGGCTTGGTTGGCCAGAACTAATTATTCTGAAGAAAGAAAGGAACAATTGAGGAATGCATATAATAATATAATTGACATATATAATGATGCCTATAAGCAAGTGCCTGGTTTTACTAAATTGGAAGGTTATAACGCGCCCAAATTACCTCGAGGAATTTATTCTAGGACAGATGAATTTAAAACATTGGTTGGACCTTATTTCAAACTCATGGAAGACATCGTTTACATGCTGCAAGAGTTTATTAAACATGTGCCAGTTGCTGATCGTGCTAGAGTGGTTGAAATGGATATTTTTAAAGAAGGTTGTAAATTTATGTCGTCTGATTACACCTCTTATGAATCGTCATTCTCACAGGAAATAATGGATGCAATTGAATTTGAACTGTATGATTATTTATTGAGTTTATTACCGGAAAAAGACATTATTATGGACCTAATTAGAGGCACTTTAGGAGGCGTTAATTGTATAATGTTTAAATATTTTGATCTGTTTTTGCAATCACGAAGAATGTCAGGCGAGATGTGTACCTCATTAGGAAATGGATGGACTAATTTTGTCGTTACTAAATTTTTATTTTCGGAAGCTGGGGAAGACGCTAAAATGAAAGTTGAAGGAGACGATGGACTCACTAGAATAGAGAATTTCTGTCCTACACCAGACATGTATGCAGAATTGGGATTTAATATTAAAATTGATATTTATGATGACGTATGTCAAGCTTCTTTTTGTGGTATGGTTTACGACAAAGATGACAGAGCTGTAATTAGAAATCCTATGGATGTCATAGCAGATTTCTTTTGGGTTGATAGAAGGTACGTTAGTGCATCTAAAAATAGGCACAAAGAACTGTTTCGATCTAAAGCACTTTCACTATTATATAGTTATCCTGGTTGTCCAATATTAGCACCAATGGCTCAATGGGCTTGTCGAGTTTCAGATGGGTTTAAGGCAAACCACTCACACATGAATCAGTATATGATTGATCAATTTTTGCAGAATGAGAAATTTTACCAGCGTCATGCTGACGTCTTGGAGAAACCAATAGGAATGAATACACGTATTCTGATGCAAAACAAATATGGTATTGATATTGCAGATCAATTACGATTAGAGGAGTATTTTAAAAACAAAAATGATCTTGAGACATTTCAACATGAAGTAATAGACCATTATATGCCAGAACTATATAAAA